TTTAAATAAGTATCAAGAACTAGAAGAAAAATTAATTATTTTTTCCGGAGGTAAAAATTATGGCCAAGTTGTTTTTATGGCTGGTGGTGCTGGTTCAGGTAAAGGTTTTGCGATTAAGAATTTCATGCAAGGAGAGAAATTTAAAGTACGAGATGTTGATGAGTGGAAGAAGGCTCTTATCAAGCTTGCGAAAATAAAAGGCGACAAAAAAATTTCCGGACTAAATTTACGTAATCCTGAAGATGTGTTTAAACTTCATGTTATTGTAAGAGAGAAAGGCATTAAAGATAAAACACTTGACATGCTTTTAAATGGTGCTAAGAAAGATAGACTACCTAATATACTCTTTGATATCACGATGAAAGATAGTAGTGATATCAGTGATGTTGCTCCAAAATTAATTGATGCTGGCTATGATGCAAAGAATATTCATTTAGTATGGGTTCTCACAGATTATAAACAAGCGGCAAAAGCAAATAAACAAAGAGATAGAGTTGTGCCAGATAAAATTCTTTTTATGTCTCATCAGAAGGCCGCAATGAATATGCTTCAGAGAATTAAGTCTATGGTTGGTGGAAGAGTATATGGTAGAAAACATGTTGATGGACAAGTACACGTTATACTAAACAATAGAGATAAAACTTCTTTCTATGTGGATAAGAATGGCGAATTATATACAGACAAGCCTCCAGTAGTGAAAGATTTTGCTTATCTCACAATTAAGAAGCAAGGCAAAGAGTATGAAAAAGATAGAGGTATCTTAACACAAGTTCTACGATGGGCTTTAGAAAATGCTCCACTTTCTCCACAGTCTCAAAGTGCGATTCGAAAGAAATTTGATTTAGGAAGATAATGCTATGGAAAAAATTTTTTCGGGCCACCATGAAAAAAATCGGAAGTCTTTCTCGGAGTTTGTTACGGAGCAGAGTAAAGTAAAAATTCCAAATAAAGGAGACTTAGCTGAAGCGATACTAGCGTGTGGTGTAGCGGCAAAGTTTTTTGATCCCACTGCCGTTGTGACAAGAGTATCGATAGAGAAGATGTTAAGTAAAGTTCTCTCTACTCGAAAAGCCCAGCTAGACAGAGAAGATAAAGTGTCTGGTAAAACCACTATAAAGGTTTCTGATACAATAACTCTGAGTGTTGGTATACGAAAGAGAGAATGGGAGTTTATATCAAACCGAAAGAACTGGGACTTGATTGATTGGCAGTTCGCCTCTGTTGCAAAATATTGTAACACGTATAAGAGACTTTTGAGATATGCAAGTTTGCTCTATCGAAATAGTAAAGAAAATAAAATTATTGTTGATGCTGATGGACTATCTGATCAGAAAGGTACGAAAGCTGATATCAAAGTAAAGATTGATGATAAGATAGTAAACATGCAGATGTCACTCAAGGTGACTGGTGGTGATCAGATTGGACAAATGTCTGGTGTACCATTTGATAAGCAAGTAAAACTATTTTCACTTCTTGGTGTTGATGTGACACCAGCTAGAAAAAAATATGATGAGTTAATAAATAAAGTAGACATTGGCCTTGCTTTCACACATAGAGATGAAACAAAAAAAGGTTTAGGTAGAGAAATACATCTTGCAGTAAGAGAAGCTAATCTTGTTGTACATAGAGAAGCTAAAAAACAATTAGATGCTAAGATGCAATCGAAAGATGCAAAGTTTATAGATCAAGTTACAGACTTCTTGAGAAATGCGGCTACTGGTAATGATCCCACAATAGAAGTTGTAAAGTTAAGTACTAAAGGTTTTAAGAGAGCAAAGTTTGGAAAGAAGTATGTTCAGAATATAAAAGATGCTATGCCATTTTTAAAAGTGGAAGTAAATAAGCAACCTGAAGGCGATGCTGAAACTGTTATATACGATAGTCGAAAAGGTAAATCAAACAGTGCGGCCGCAAGATTATTTAAAATAAGAGGTAAAATAATATTTGAATCTAAAACAACAAAAACAGAAGGGTATCATTTAAAAATTTACGTAAGAAATCTGATAGAGTCGGGCGATTTAATGTTCGACTTAGCATCAGATTTATAGGAGATATAATATGGCAGTAGAAGATAAATTTTTACAAGAAATAAAAGAACCAAAGCACACAGATGATCCTCACGACTCTGCAACGAAAGAAGCACTCGATGGATATATTGAGATTGACAACTTTAAGCCAGGTGGACTTGGACAAAGTAAAACAATAAAAGCAAAAAAAGTAACGATAAAGAATGGGGAGAAGTACTTTGATGATGAAGAACTTCCTAGGGATAAATGATTTTATATGGTTCTTCGGGGTTGTCGAAGATCGTAATGACCCTGTACAACTCGGACGTGTGCGTGTCAGGTGTTATGGTTGGCACACCGATGATAAGAACGAAATACCTACTGAAAGTTTACCATGGGCCATTCCAATTCAAGATGTCACTTCCGCAGGCGTCAGTGGAAAAGGTAAATCGCCTACGGGCATCGTTGAAGGATCGTGGGTTATTGGATTCTTCGCAGACGGGCAAGAGGCGCAAGAACCCTATATAATGGGAACGATTGCTGGAGCGCCTAAGTTCACAGCAGATACATCGAAAGGTTTTTATGATCCAAATGGAGTATATCCTAAATATGTTGATGAGAGTGATGTTAATAAACTTGCAAGAGGCACTAACACTATTACTGTTGATGCTGATAGTACTATTGGAGCGCCTTCGGCGTCTTATGCGGCCGAGTATCCACACAATCATGTAACAGAAACTGAGAGTGGACATATCATTGAAATAGATGATACAAAAGGAACAGAACGAATAAATGTTCTGCATAAGTCTGGCACATTTGTAGAAATACAACCTAGCGGTGATGTAGTCATACAACAGAAGAATGGTTTTAAAACTGTAACAGGTAATGATAAAATACATGTCACGGGTAATATGGACTTCTTTGTTGATGGTGATATTAACTTTAATACAAGAGGTAACTTCAATGTTACTACGTTTAAGAATGTTGATATCAAATCGAAACGAATAGATTTAAATAGCAACTTTGGTAATATATACTCACCAGAACTTATCGATGATCCTGTAACATTTGAAACTAATATTGTAAAAGTAAAACCTGAAGATGTACCACCAGATCACCCTGCTAATGATGAACAGATAGAACAATCTGATAATGATTACAGTGATTATGTTCCTCAATCACCAGCTACTTGCGGTTCAGAAGACAACCCACATAGAAACCCATACGATATAGCGAATCAATTACTAGCAGAAGGTGGTTGGAAAGAAACAGGTAACAATCCTAAAATTAAATTTCTATGGGACGAGATTGGTTATAATGGTTCTCAATATGCAGATCAGACTGCCTGGTGTGCAGTCTTCATTGGTGCTGTTCTCAAGCGTTCAGGTAACAAATATATAAAGACTGCATCATCTCAAGCATATGCTGGTTATGGTAAAGAAGTTTCCCTTGAAGAAGTAAAACAAGGTGATATAGTAGTATTCTTTAGAAAGTCTAGAAGTTCTGGTTTAGGACATGTAGGTTTTGCAACAGGCAACAAGACTGATACTACTGTAGAAGTACTTGGTGGTAATCAAAGTAACTCACTAAATGTAAGAAGTTATCAAATCAGTAATCCTGCAAAAGGTTTCGGTTTAAGAACAATTAGACGAGCAGTATCTTGTGGTGATGGTGAAACAGAAGCACCTAATCCTACTGATACAAGTATAGCAGAATCATCAGGTGTTGGAGGTGCAGTAACATAATGGGAGGTGTAGTTAGAGCAGATACAGATAAGAATGTCAAGCATTTAGATCCTTTGACACCATTACCTCTTCATCAATCACCTTATACTAAAACAGATGCAAATGTATTTGTCAATGGTAAGCCTGCAATTGTTATAGGTGATAAAACTACATGCACAGATGAAGCAATAATAGGTTCATCAAATGTCTTTATTAATGGCAAAGGTGTACATAGAAAAGATGATGCTACAAAAGGACACGATAAGTTTCTACCTAGCAAAGCAGAAACAGGATCTGAAAATGTATTTGTGAATGGTGATTAATAGTTATAAATAGACAAAAGTATTTTATCATAAAATGAAGGAAGAGTCAAGTGAATTATCATGATAGTTTGTTAAATCTTTTTGAAACGTATGTAAGAGAGAGTGATAAGTTTGAAAAAGGTAATCTTTCTGCTGGTACAAGAGCAAGAAAAGCTTTAGCAGAAATAAGTAAAATTTGTACTACAAGAAGAAAAGAGATACAAGAGAAAAAGAATGCCAGATAGTTCTGAAGTTATATACAGTGATTTTGATAATCAGTTTATCACGAATCCTATTACAAAGTCTTTAAATAAAAAGACTAATAGAGATGCGGTTAAGCAAGCTGTAAAAAATTTAATATTAACTGATTATTATGAAAGGCCATTTAATTCTAATCTTGGATGCAATATAAGAGGTTTCTTATTTGAACCATTTACATCTCATCTACAAGAACAGATGAAACAAGCAATTATAAACGTAATAGAGAACTACGAACCTAGAGCAAATATTATTGATATATTAGTTGAAGATAGGATAGATTTAAATTCTATAGCTATTACAATAGCTTTTGAAGTGGTAAACGATCCAGATGCAGTAGTTCTAGATGTCATATTAGAAAGAGTACGATAACATGTCCGCTAATACATATCTTAGAGTCACCGAAGTAGATTTCGCTGATATAAAAACAAATCTAAAAAATTACTTACGCTCTCAAACACAATTTAATGATTATGATTTTGATGGTAGTAATATGTCAACTCTACTAGATGTATTAGCATACAACACACATTACAATGCTTTCTATACCAATATGTTAGCAAATGAAATGTTTTTAGATACAGCACAACAAAGAGACAGCGTAGTGTCAAGAGCAAAAGAATTAGGATATCTTACACGTTCTGCAAGAGGTGCAAGTGCAAATGTATCTATAACATTTACTGGTGTTGCATCAAATGTATCTGAATTTGAATTACCAAAGAATAGTTCTTTTACTACAGGTATTAACAATAGAACATTTACATTTGTTACACCAGAATCTAATATTATAAGAAATGTTGGAGGAGCTTTTACAAAAGCAATTACAATTACAGAGGGTACGCCAGTAACACATGAGTTCTTAGTGAATAGTGCATCACCTGTAAAGTATATTTTACCAAATGAAAATGTAGATACTCGTAGCATAAAAGTTACAGTTATAGAATCTTCATCCTCTAGTGTTACTACAATTTACACTAGAGCAACAAATATACGTGAAGTAAATAATCAATCAACAGTTTACTATCTACAAGAAACAAACGATAAACAATATGAGATATTGTTTGGTATTGGCTCATTAGGTAAGCCTGTAGAAGATGGTAATATTGTACAAGTGGAATATAGGGTATGTCATGGTACACAAACTAACGGCGCAAATACTTTCTCTATTGATAGTATATCAATTGCTCCTAGTCACTCAGGCACTAGTCTCTCAGTAAATCAAGTTGCACGAGGTGGAGTAGAAATAGAAAATGTTGATAGTATAAAGTTCAATGCACCAAGAAATTTTAAAATTCAAAATCGTGCAGTCGTTGCAAAAGACTTTGAGAGAATTATATTAAACGAAAACACTAATCTATCATCAGTTGTGGCCTTTGGCGGTGAAGAAGCTATTCCTGCTGTTCACGGAAAAGTTTTTATCGCTATCAAACCACAAGGCGAATTGATACCAACAGCAACACTCAAAGATGAAATAAAGAACTCTATCAAAGATAGAACTATGCTTGGTATTGATCCAGTAATTATTGATCCAACTTACCTATTTGTGATACCTAATATCATAACATATTACGATACATTAAAAACAAACATAGCTACTTCAGCTATACAAGCATTAATTAGAAATTCTATAACAGACTACTCAACAAATAATTTAGAACAATTTGGAAAGAAGTTAAGATATTCTAGATTTGTACGTGAATTAGATAATACGGATGAAGCAATATTGAATAATGAAGCAGAATTTAAAATGCAAAAAAGATTTGTACCAAGCACAACAAGTGCTACATTAGTAGAGTTAGAATTTCATAATAATATTAAACCATCTTCGATATCATCTTCCCCATTTACATTTAATAATTTTGTAGCACAATTAGACGATGATGGGTTAGGTAATGTTAGAATTTTTAGATTTAATACAAGTAAAGAAAAAGTTTTTATTAATGCCACTGCTGGTACAATAGATTATACAACAGGTAAATTAAGTATGAGTAGTTTTGTTGTTTCTGCTTTTGATGGTATTGAAATAAAAGTAAATGCTGATCCAGTGAATAAAGACATTGTACCAGTAAGAGAACAGATAGTAATTATATCTTCTGCGGATGCAGTGATTAAAACTGAAGCAGAGGTTAATTAATGTCAGTTGATGGAAAACTATCATCTCTAGTTGAAAATCAGTTTCCTGCTTTTTACAAAGAAGAAGGGCCAAAGTTTTTGGCTTTCATCAAAGCATACTATCAGTATCTTGAAACGACTGGTAAGCAACAAGACACTCAAACAAATTTAAAAAATTATAAAGATATTGATGATACTCTAGATGAGTTTATAAAATATTTTCGTTCTGAGTTGATGCCTGAAATACCTAATGATGCACTTGCAGATAAAAGATTACTTGCAAAGCGTATCAAAGATTTGTATACAACAAAAGGTACAATTGAATCATACAAATTATTATTTAGAATATTATATAATGAAGATGTAGAAGTAAACTTTCCTGCTGATCAAATGCTCAAAGTTTCTGATGGTGATTTCAGAATAGACAGATATTTAACAACGCATCATGATCCTAGATCATATTCGTTTATAGGAAAAACAATCAAAGGAACTGATAGTCAAGCTGAGGCTTTAGTAGAAGATGTTAAAAGACTCATAGCAAAAAATAGAGATATTGATCAAATAATTTTATCAAATGTAAAAGGTTCTTTCAATCACTTAGAAGCAGTTCAGATAAAAAATTTACCTCCTGGCGGAGGTTATGCACCTATTGTCGAATGTGGTATACGTAGAGTCTCAATCACAACAGGTGGTGGTGAATATAGAAAAGGTGATGTTGTAGATATTATATCTTCAAAGACTGGTGCTTTTGCAAAAGCTATTGTTGTAGATACGAGTGACTTGCAAAGTAAAGTTAACTTTGCTATAGTAGATGGTGGTTCGGGTTACGTTAATACTGAACAAGATCAAGATTTATCAACTTTAGATTTAGGTGCAGGTACGATAGTAGAATATATAGGTGGAGTTGGAACATCTCCTGCTACTTTTAAAATACTAACTGGCGACATAACAGATACTTTCGCATTGAGTTTGAATACAAATAAATTTGGATCAAATACAGTTTTTGGTGGAACTGCTCCTAGAGTTTCATATAGAGATTCTTCACTAGGTATTATGAACACTCATGCAAATACTTTGTTGTCTAGTCCTGATTTTGGTTTTAGAGAAGCGAGTGAAACTCTTGTATCAGGAACAAACTTCAGAACAAACGCAAATGCTGTCATAGTTATAGCTAATACCGCTGATCCAGGTGTTGTAGTTGGTGATAGTTTATTTGGTGTAACATCTTCTGCAAACGCAATAGTAAAAGCTATACGAAGAACATATAGTGCAACATTAGATAATGTTGTTCTTGCAGTCGATACTTATAAAAATTTTCAAGCTAATGAAAAAGTTAATAAAGGAACAGATGATGGTACTACAATAGGTACTGTCAAAGCATCAGGTGGTTTCTTTGCAAACACAATAGGTTATCATGTTATTCAAGTAGCAAACACTGACGGTGGTGGTGGAGTAACACAAGGTGATGAGTTAGTAGGAATAAAATCAGGCGCTTTCGGTGTCGTTAAAAAAGTATTAGATATTACTGGTTCTGAAACATACGATCATAGTGGTAATGGTAGTGCTGATAGAAAAGTTGT